AAAATTTTCAAATTGATATCCATAATGGTAAAATTATTGTTTTTATTCATCATCTTGATTATAATTTTGATAATATTCGATTAGCTGTTGAAGTTATTGATAATCTCTCTAACTCTTTAAAAGATTATGGTGAAGATAGTGTAGATATTAAATTACCATTAGATATTGTTAAAAAAATTAATGAAGAATATTTAAATTTCATAACACAAAAAACAAATCTCTTAGAAAATCTTAAAAAATATAATAAAAGTATGACTTCTCTCATTAATGAAATGCAGTTTCCTGAATTATCAAACATTCTCTCTCAACATTTTACTTCTACTGAACAAACTTTATATAAATGTGAATATTGTAATTCTAGAGTATTTAAAAGTAAGAAAGCTCTTACAAAACATATTCAAACTTGTAAAGATAATACTAATGTAAAAAAACCAGCTGGTAAAAAAGGAAAAACTGATGTAATTATTGATATTGAGATTGATAAAGATGATTCAGACCAAGATAGTGATTAATAAAAATAAAAAAAAATAAAAATTGATTAAATAATTTAATAAAATTAATTATATTATTTAAGTAATTGAAATAATAATGGAAGATAACAAACCGATTACTAATAAGATTCCAAAAAAAATGAAACATAATGGAATAACTCGTTCTCTCCAAACAAATGAGCAAATTCAAAAAAAAATTAATAAAGAAGTTGATTTAGTTATTAAATATTTACCCGCACATAAGATGTGTTGTATAATACGACAATATTTATCAGGACAAAATTGTCCTGTAAAAAAATTTTATCAAGAATATATGAATAAAACTGGAATAATTTTTGAAGTAAAAACTAATTATGGAACTATTTCTGGTAGAACAAATATATCAGATATTGGAGGCACTATCTCTATTACACGTGAAGCTCTTACACGTATAGGACATGACCCAGATGAAATTAATATTGATATATATATTAAATCGTATCCGAATATTAATACAAAAGGAATTCAAATAAATACAGAAGTTATTGAAAAATTAACAGAATATAAAACAATTCTTCAAAAATATATTGATGAATGTGAAATTTTAGATAACAATAATCTTGATGAAGATACTATTATGATGATTAAAAATATATCAGCTCGTAAATATCTGCTTAAAAATTTATTTTATGAAAAAAAACAATATATTATACATTACAATAAAATGAAAGAATTATTTATTAAAAATTCTACTAATGGTAATTTTCCTCGTAATTATGAGTATAATAATATCTTATTTGGCTGGGATAATAATCTCTCTAGTGTTCCATTTCCTATTCTTGTAAAATTATATTTAGAGGCTTATGATAGTAAAAATTTAACAACTGCTTGTGAAGAATTCAAAATAGAAATTTTAAATATATCTATGGAAAATCCAAAATATACTATCCAATTATTATTAGATGATTATGATTATATGAATAATTAATAATATTTATAATACTTATTCATAATAATTATTCATATACAGATAGTTCTTCCAAACTTCGAACTATTTCTTTTTCTAATTTTTCTATTAATTCTTTATTAAATATAATTGAAATAACTTAAATTATAAAAAATATTTGAAAATATGCCTACCTATAATTTTCAAGAAAACCTTTTTGCTCTTTCACAAGAAAAATTTGATAAAAATAGCGCATTAGATGAATGGATTGAAATATGTAGAGAAAGAAAAACCAATATATGTATATGTGGAAGAAAACTAACTGCGAATTCAATATATATGTTTAATATATATAATTTTAAAACTATCTGTGTTGGAACTACATGCCATAAAAATTTTGAATTTTTAAATAAAACAAAAAAAGATATATATATAGATTTAATAGAAAATATTATTATTCTAGGAGAATATGAAAATATTAATAATTTAATAGAATATTCTGAAAATATAAAATTACAAGTTATTAAATATTTTGAAAATAAATATAAAAATATACATTATGTATCTATAACTATTTTAGAAAAAATAAAAGAAGAAATTATCTATCTAATAAATACTTATAAAGTTGATTATTTAAATGATATATCTAACGAAATAGATAAATTATTACAAGAAAAACAAGAAGAACAAGAAAAAATTAGAAGAAAACAAGAAGAACAAGAAAAAATTAGAAGAAAACAAGAAGAACAAGAAAAAATTAGAAGAAAACAAGAAGAACAAGAAAAAATTAGAAGAAAAAAAGAAGAACAAGAAAAAATTAGAAGAAAACAAGAAGAAGAAGAAAAAAAACTATATGATGTGAATTGTAAAAAATGTAATAAATATATTGGCAAATGTTATTTCTATAAAACAGTTATCTGTGAAAAATGTAAGCGTAATCTATTATAAAATATTAATGTTATTTTTAAATTTCCAATTATTTCTATTTTTATTTCCATTTACGACTTTTTTATTTTTAATTATATTATTTAAGTATTTGAAATAATAATGGAAGATAACAAATCGATTACTATTAAGATTCCTTTTAACATTTAAAACGCCTACTTAATATTTTCCAAGTTTATGTTTAATTTCATTAACTCCCAGTTGTATGTTATATTCAGACATCGTATTCCCGTAGGTATATCTACAATGAGGACAAGTAATTACCCCTTGCCCGTTTTTAAATAAATTTATATAACATTCGCCACAGTAATTATTTGAACATTTTGGACAAGTTACATTTTTTTGTATTGTTTCACAACATATTATACAATCTTGGGAAATAGCATTACGTTGAACTATAATTTTTTTGTCTATATGCCTCTTAATTTCTTTCCAATTACTATCCGGTAATAGGGATATTTTAGAATTATTATTAATAACAATTTCTATATATAATGTTTCTGGATTTCTAATAAACTCAAATTTATCATTTATATAATTTTTGATAATTAGATTTTTTATTACATTACATCTTTTATCATATTTATCAAACTCTTTAGAATTCATTTTTATAATATCCATTTTGATTATTAAAAAATAATATTTTTTCAATTTTTTTATAAAATATTAATGCCCTTTTTTCGTTTTCCAATTATTTCCATTTACGACTTTTTAATTTTATCGTTTCATATAATTAATTATAAATTATGATAATTACATGAAACTACATTATAAAATATTTTATTATATTTTAGGTGTTTTTTCGTTTTCCAATTATTTCCATTTTACGAAAATATGGAAATCAAAAAAAACGAAAAATTACGAGAAATACGAGATTTTTATTAGTCTTCCAATTTATCATATTATATTATGAAAATTATAATATAATAATCATTCTTATTATGGTAATAAAATAAATATTAATAATTATTTGCGAGAATTTTCAGAGAATTTTTAGCCAATTGAGAGAAATTATTAGCCATTTTTAGTATTTCTCGCATAGTTAATACAGGAACTAAATTTGTATTTTGTTGTATTTAGTTCGAAAATAATTATTCGTGTCATAATTTTATATTATATTATATTATGTTTTAACACGCTTAATATAATAACAATTATTTTAATGAAATATTTTATTTATTTTTCGAACTAAAAATGTTGTATTTTTGTTGTATTTGGTTCGAAAATAATTATTCGTTTCATAATTTTATATTATATTATGTTTTAACACACTTAATATAATCACAATGTTTTTAATGAAATATTTTATTTATTTTTTGAACTAAAAATGTTGTATAATTATACAACCAAAAAAGTTCTATTCAGATTGTTTCTCCAAATATACATTATCACATAATTTTTTTATCACTTTCTCTTTACTATTATCTATTGTTTTACCGCATTCACGTATTATTTCAGCAAATTCTTCTTGTGTTTTATCTTCAACTAAATAATATTGAACTGCTGTTAATTTATAATCATTACTTTTATGAGAAGGCATATATAAAATTGATTATAATAAAAAAATTGAAATGAAATATTTAAACAAATAAGTATTACATTATTATATACAAGATGAGTGAAACAACTTATAACAACGATATTTCTGGATTAGCAAATATTAATGAATTATATGAAAATTCGCCATATAATAAATGGATTAAATTAATTCCAAATGATAAAACAATTAAAATTGAGGAATATAATAGAAAAGACAATTTTATTCTAATAGCTGATATAGTTTTAGATTGTGAATTATTTACATCTGGAAAAAAAAAAGGAAACAAAAAAAGAAATACTTTAATTCAATTTATTCCAACCATTTCAACTGAAGCGTTTAACAAAAAAACAGAATGGTTGTATTTATTTGTAATTAATGGTAAGATTGTTAAAATCGGTGGAACGAGAACTGGAGTTAAAGGAAGGGTTTCATCTTATCTTTGTGGTCATCATATAGAAGAAAGAGGAAAATCTGGTGATTGCTCTAAAACAAATGGTTTTATTTATAATACACTTGAGTTTTACCTAAATTTAGGTTGTAAAATTCAAATGTATGGATATGAATTACCTAAAACCGAAATTACTATTGAAATTTTTGGTAAAGAAACAAAAATAATAGCACAAACATACCATGCTTATGAAAGCACATTTTTGGAAGATTATAAAAAAAATTATAACGAATACCCTATATTATGTGACAATTGCGACCCTGATTACAAAGAATAATTCTATATATAAATTTATAGATTATCACAAATATATTCAATTTCTTCTTTTGTAATGTTAAAATAATTATACAGTTCTTGATGATTTCCAGAATATTCTATCTTTGGAATAGGAAAACTTTGTAATATTCTTATGTTATTAAAATTTCCCCAACGACAAATATTATTTATAAATACATATAAGGGATGCTGTAATATTTGTAAATATTTTTTTGCTTCTTCTTCATTAGAACATATTATAAATACGATTGATTGTGTCATTCCACAATTATCAATAAATACACTATACTTATCTGTTGTTGATATAAATATTTTATATCCATCTTGAAATTTATGAGGTCTTGATGAATATACTGTTTGACTTGGTGTATGAATTAATTTGTATTTAAATTGTTCTGTTTTTTCATTACGAATAAATTTTGCCTTTGTATATTTATGTAAATCACTACTGGTTTTAACCTCAAATTTTGGTAACGTTGTATTATCAATTGTTTTTGATAATATATTTTGAACCATTTGATTATATAATAATGGAATGTATTTGCGTTGTTTTGATATTACTGAACTAATATATTCTTTTTTTTTCCATATTCCAGAAACATTAATATTTTTGTAGAAAGCACAATTTTGAATTATATACCAAGTAAAACTTGAACCAATTTTTTTGAAATATTTTTTTGCAGTGTGTATATCCAAATGAATTATTTGTAATGATGTAATTATTTTAATTAATAAATTCCTATCAGCATAAGACATCCAATTATCTGGTGTAATAAATAATAAATAACCATTTGGTTTTAGTTGTGATAATGCTTTTTCAATAAAATCCTTAATTAAGTTGTGATTTTTGGATGCCCTTTTACCATTTTCTAATAATTTTGCGTATGGTGGATTAGCAACGATTAAATCATGTTTTTTACTACTATTAAATGTAATAAAATCATGATTAGTTATTTGTAAATTGTATTTTTCACTACAAAATACACTACGAACATTTTCTAATCTACTTTCATTAATATCATTAAATTCTAATATTTGTTCTAATATTGTTTTTTTATCGTGATACTTTAACAATTCAAATATTATAGGAATACTGAAATTTCCATTACCACAACAAGGGTCTAATATGGATAAATCACTTTTTCCCCATAACTCGTTAGGAATTTTACTTATCATCTCACTTATACAATCAATAGGTGTTGGTTCATCGTTGCTTGATTTGTATGTGCTTTTATCAGTATTTAATGTTTCATCATAATATTTTTTAATTTCGTTAAAGGTTGATGTATCAATTGTTATTTTTTGCGTATGTTGAATTGCGACAGATGGATTTTCAAGAGACGAACATAACGGAACATTTAATTTAGTTAATTTTTCTTCAACTGACTTATCAATCAATTCTTTAATTTTGCTCTCATTAACACAAGGTGTTTTTCTTTTTTGATGTTGAGTATAATGGGATTTGCTATTAAACTCTTTACCGCATTTTTCGCAACTAATTTTAGACATTTTTAGTGTTTATAATCTATTGTAATATTATATTTTTAAATCAATTTTTATTATAATAATTAATATTAACTATTTTTAGTTTGCCTTAATATTGTAATTCAACAATTTAATTATAATATTCATTCAATTTTATGTAAGTAAAAATCGGCGTTTGAAATGTAAAAAGGTTTAAAAATATATTTGAAACTAAAAATATTGTATAAATATACAACCAAAAAGTTCTATTCAGTTTGTTTCTCCAAATATACATTATTACATACATTCTTTATTATTTTCTCTCTACTATCATCTATTGATTTACCACATTCACGCAATATTTCAGCAAATTCTTCTTGTTGTTTTGAATTATTCATATAATTTGGATGTTCATCTAACCATACCTGAATATTTTTGAATTGTTTCTTTTCTACTTTTTTCAATGCTTTATTTATATGTTGTTTATTTTCATCTTTTTCCCATTCATTATTTTTAATATATAATGTTTCTCTCTTCTTATCTGTGCAATGTAATGGACGTTCGTAGAGAGAAAGTTTATTCATATTCTCCATTATTATATTACTAATACCTTCTGCTTGACCTTTTTCTTTTGTTGTTAATAAGTTCTTCATGGATATTTCTATTTTATCAATAAATTCATCCATTGATAATGCATCTTTACATTTTTCATTTAAAAATACATTAATATTAAATTTCTGTTTTAAGTTATTATTATTATTACCAACCTTTGGTATAAGTTCTGTAATTTGATTTCTAAGTTCTTGATTTTCCTTCAATATTGTATTTTTTAATTCATTATTTTCATTGATTAATTTTAAAATTAATTCACTTGATATTTTTGGAACCTTTAGTTCCTTGTTTAGTTCGTTACCATTATTACATTTTTTTTTGTGATTATGTAAAGACGCTCTATGTAGATACTTTTTACCACATTCGCAAATATAGGAACCTTTTTCTGTTGTATTTTGTTGTATTTTTGTTGTATTTTCTTTATTTATGTGTTTCAGTGTCATTAAATGTCTATCAAATTGGCTTTTTCTTCTTGATTTATAATCACAACATTTACAAATAAATTTAAATTCTTCATTTGGAACTAAATTGTTGTGCATTGTTGTATAATAATACAACAAAAAAAGTTCCTAAATACTTTCCGCAAAATATAATTTTTATAGTTCAGTAACACTTTTTATTTTTCATTTTTTAAAATAAGAGCATAATGCTCTTAACTCGGTTTTTCACTTTTTTTGTCAATTCTCAAATCGAAATTTTAAAATTGGACATAAAAAAATGTCCATTTTTCAAAAATGTAATGAAGAATTAAAAATAAAAAAAACGTTAATTGTTACTGACCAAACCATAAATTTATAAAATAAGGAATAATTATTTATTTTATAAAGCGTTATCATGTATTTTTAATTAACAATTTTTGTTAATTAGAAAAATAATAAAAATTGAAATATATTTACCTTTCTATACATAACAAAAAGATAAATATGAAAATTTGCTATACAACAAAATTTGATTTTAACAATCCTTGTGAAAATGAACAATTAAGGAAACC